GAGTTTCAGATAAAATAGTTGATTCAGAACCACTTAAAATAGTAGAATAATCTCTCCATTTAAACTCTAATTGTGGGGGATAAATAGTATTTGTATCAACACTATAGTATTTTAATATAGGTTGAAAATTAGGATCAGAAATAAATTCTTCAGATCCACTTAATTTTAAAATAAATCCATTATTTACAATAGAACCACTATACCATTTTTCAACAATAGTTTTAACACTAATGTTTAAATCTTTATTACTTCTAAAACTAAAAGATTCAGTTACTTTATAGTTAGAAATTCCTGAGCCAGAATAAATCCAACTTCCTCCTCCTTGAGAAACATAAGTAGTGTTAAAACTACTCGTAATTGAATTGCCATTTAAATCTAAACCTGAAGATGTCCAAGAAGTAGAAAGAGAGGCAGAATTCCAACTTACTCCATTAGTTACAGTAGGAATATCTAAATATTTACCAGTTCCAGAAGACCAATTTTCAGCAATAGGATAAATTTCTAAGGTATTTGTTGAGATTATACCTTGAGCATATGAGATAAAAGTTCTTAAATTAACATCAAAAGAACTATTGTTAATCTTATTATCAATGATGTCTGCTATTTCAACATCGTCAAATTGAATTAATGATCTAGCAACATTAGGCACGCCATCTATAGTAAGTGTATTTCCTACTTCTAGTATTTCATCTATGCTAGTATTAGCTGTAGGATAGTATGAGTACAGAGTAGCATCTTTAGCAGGAAATATTTTATATACAGCCATTAGAAATTTGTTTATTATAAATATTATAGAGGCACAACTTTCCCTTTAATATCTCGATTAGGATACCTAATTTCAAAAATACTAGGGTCTAATGATGGATATACTACTTGATTAAGTGTAGCTGCTTCTATATCATATTCGTATTCTGAATAACCGGAAGTAAATCCAGCTTTATTTAAAATTTTAATATTTTTAACTGTTTGTACTCCTCTTACTCTATCTAAAAGAACATACAAGTCTCTTAATAGTATGGGTTGGTTTATCTGCCAATTATCAATGTCAAAATAAGTTTGAATTTCTCCTATACAATTGATTAAAATGTCATTATTATTAAATTCAGGGAGTACTATTATTTCAAATTCTACTCCAATGTTTATAACAAAAGCATCTCTAATTTCTATAGAATCTCCTATAATTCTGTTTTGAGATAAATAAGTTCTTAGGTTTTTCTTTACAGTATTATTAGAAGAAACTAAATAGTTTTGAGAATTTTTAGTTAAAATCCACAAATTTAATGTTTCAATTGTTGATACTTGATTATCGGTTAATTTAGGTTTTTCTATATAGGCTTTAGAAACAGACCCATAAATTGAAGGCATACTTAATGCTCTTATTAAGTAATCTTCAGCAGTAACTGATCTATTTTGAGAAGCGATTTTAGCTAAAGTATTTTGTCTTATTTCTTCAAGTGTATCAGGTCCTTTCCCCCCACGAGCAGCTAAAGGATTATTTACTGAAATTGAGTTTTGAATATAATTAGCTAAAGTAGGATTAAGATTATTGTTGTTAAACTGTGTAGAGGTAGATAATGTAGTTAAAGTATTAGCAGCTACATTAGAACTTACTCCTCCTCCTACTAGGTACCTTACAGTAAGAGTAGTATTAGAGGGAGAAATTCCATAAGTGTTAGTGAAAAGAAAATTTAAAGGTGAGTAGGCTTCTGTTAGTTTATTTTGATTAAAGGGAAGTCCTAAACCTACATTATTAGAATTAGGAGTAATTTCCTCATCATTATTTGATGAGTCTCCTACACCAAACTGCAACTGGAGAAGATTTTCAGATATAAATCTAGTAGCAAATCTTCTTTGGACTTTTTTTAATCTTAAAAGATAAGGAACTTCTCCACTATTTAAATTATTATTAGGATCATTCTCATTAGTATTCTTTATAGAATCATATACCATTTCTTGAGCTAAATGATCTACTTCATACCAAATATTATTATCACTATCTACAACATCAAGTATTTTTACTATATTAGAATCAGAAATATTAACTGTTTGGAAAGGAGAAGGAGAACCAAATGTAAATGTAGTAGTTTTTATTCTAGATGAAATAGCCTTTACAGTTTTTTTCAAAAGAAAATACTCAGGTTGGTTACTACTTACTTGATACACTGTTACTTCAGTAGGTGAAGAAGAACTTGACACTGAGAAATCTACTTTATCTTCAATAAGAAAAGCATCTCCTGCTGTAGATACTACTTGAGAATTTTGTGGTAGTGTAACACTATATGTGTAATCAGGTAAAACACTGCTGCCTGAGGTAATTGCTGGGAGCTGTTGATAAACATCAATGTCTACTTGAGCTACTCCTGTAGTTTTTGGCTTATAACCAAACATATAAGCTAATTCGTAAATATTGTTTTTCTGCCTAGCAAATTGAATAAAATTTTCTTGAATTTGGTTATCTAAATAAAAATTTAAAACATCACCTACATAAGCAGCTTGTTCTATGAACATTATCCCTAAGGATGAAGGAGAAAAATCATTATAAGTATTAGGAAAGTAAGTTTGGGAAAAATCTATAAGTTTAGATCTAAACTCAGAAAAATCTCTATTTAAATATTTTATGTCTCTTTTTATACTAGCCATTTTTATAGGGTTATTATTATTTCATCCTCTATATTAGAATTTGTTATATTATAAGTAAAGTTTATTCTTATAGAATTTTCTTCTAATACTACTATTTCAAGATTTTGAACATTAACTCTAGGAAAATTAGTAGAAATTTTATTTTGTATATTTTCCTTAAGAAAGTCAAAAGAATTCTCAGATATTTGTTGAAAAATAAAAGCCCTTATCCCACCACCAAATGTAGGATTCATAGGTCTTTCTCCAGGGTTAGTAAGAAAAAAATTTATCAAATTATATTTAATAGCATCCTTAGTAGTAAAGTTAGGTTTAAATACAGAAGGAGCATTAAAAGGAAGACTAATTCCTACAGCTGCAGATGGATTAAGATCTAAGGGATTTATTTGTATGGGGTTAATAGGCATTATTTAATATTCAATAAGTTACTTATCATATCTATAGGAACGTCTCCATCAGGAAGTTTAGTACCTTCTCCTAAAGTATTCATCCCTGGATAAACTTGTAGAGGGGCTAGATCTTGAGTTGTAAATGATAAAGCAGTTTCTCCTAAAGCTTTTTCATATTTTTCTTTCAAATTAAAATTAGGTTCTTTGGAGGGTGAAGAAGATGGAGTTGAGGAAAGAGAAATAGTACTCTCATTAACCTTTTGTTTTGTAGGAGATTTTATGGCTTCAATTAAAATTTCTTTTAATTCTTCCTGTATTGCTTCTTTCACAGCCTCTTTAATAAATTTTTTTAGTACTTCAGTTTTCATTGCTTATAAATATTATTCTAATCGGGTTTTAAATTATTACTTTTTATTTGGAATTCCAACTCATCTAAAAGAATTTTTTCTGATGAGCTGTATGAGTATTCTCCTCTTAAAAGGACTACACCTTGGTTGTTTTTGCCTATAGCTCTTTTTCTTTTTAAAGTATTAGTTGTGTTTTCTGTTTCAATTTCTAAAGTAAAACCATTTACTATTTTTTGTTGGGGTGGTTGTTGTTCTTTATTTATGTTTAATAAATTTTGAGAAATTTCTTCTTGTGTAGTAGTATCTGCTCCTAGTTCTTGGGCACATCCTTGTATTAAGGTATCTAGAACTTTTAAATAATCTAAAATTTTACTAAAGTCACTTTGTAAAAGATCAAGAGAAAGATTACTTCCCTTTAACTTAGCTCTAAAAACATTTAGTAAATCTTTTAAATCATCTTTAATATCATCGTATCTTCCTACTACTGAAATAGGAACTCCCGGGGGAAGAGGTGCGGGTAGATTAGTGAGTACTGGGATTAGAGGGGTTACAATTGATATAATTGTAGAGGAAAAGTTTAAAGTATTTTGTAGTATTCCTATTTGTTTAAATAAATTGTTTAATTGTTTTACAACTTTATTCTTTTTATCTATAATTTTATTAAGTTCATCTACATTTGAAGGACAAGATGCTTTGTATGATTCAAAAGACTTATTAGGGGAAATTTGTGATAAAGTAGTTATACCAAAAACTGAAAATTGAGATATTATTAATGGGGTTAGTTTTTGTTTTATTTGGTTAGTTGATTTATCACATATTATTCTAACAATGTCTTTTTGAGAAGATGAATTTAATTTTTCTAATTGTTCAGGAGAAAGAGAAAGAGAATTTATACTATCTAAATTAGATTGAGATAATACAGTATTTAATTGAATTAATATGTCATTTTTTAAACTATTATCCTGTTGTAAAACATTATTCTTAATTTCAGAAAAGCCAGGTTTAGTTATAGAAATAATAAATGATTCAGTATTATCTTTATCGTATTCTCCACTTAAAATAAAAATGCCATTAGAGTTACTAGTAACAGTGTTGCCCAAAGGATCCTCAATTCTAGCCCCTAATAAAGGTAATTGTGTTTTTGCATCTATTACGGTACCTTGTATTATAAATTGAACTATATTCATATAGTTTTACTTACTCTTGATTTAAAAGTAGATAACTTTGCTTTTAAAGAAGTAGATATTAATAATAAGTTAGCAGCAGTAATATTAACTTCAACATTAGGCGCTGGTATTCCTCCGGGCCATATAGAATCTTTAGTTAAAGCACTACATAATTGATTTAAAGAATCTAAAAGAATTTTAAAGTCATTTAAAAATGAATCTCCTAGTATTAAAGATTCAGTGGCGTTTTTATCACCTAATCTAACTTTATTGTTATCAACATAAAAATTAGAAGAATTGACTTTAAATGTTCCATTTGTAGATAAATCTATAGATCTTTCTGCTCCTAATAAAATATCATCTTTTTTAGCATACAGTAGTATTCTATCTGAAGTTCCTATTATTTGAGGGTTGTTGTAGGTACTAGGAGTAAGGGGTTGAGGAGAAAAGGGTTTAAATAAATTATCAACATTTGAATTAAAGGGAACTTTTTGAGTTGATGTCATCCATAGAGAAGACATGTCTTTGTTTAAATCTTCTACAATAGGCTCCCAACTTTTTTGATTAACTTTAGAAGGTTGACCATTACGAATAATCACAATAGGATCTCCATTCTTACTAGTTCCTTCAGACCAAATATTTTTAAACTGGCTTTTAGATTTAGAGGTACTTCCTAATCTAATACTGTTTCCCCATCTTCCTTCATAAATAGAATCCCCACTAAAATACAAAAGTGGATATATATTGTCTCGTTCAATAAAGGTATTTTGGCTAGGATTATTAGGAGAATTAAAAATGTCTTCTTGAGGTTGAGGATTTGTGTTTGATTTTGATAAACCTGCCTCAACTTCTTGATATGAAATGTCTTGGGTAGTTGAAGAAATATTGACTTTATTTAAGTCTGGGTAAATGTTATGGTGGGGGGTATTCCAAAGGTTTATGTTTGAAAGATAATACCAAGATTTACTCCCGTATGATTCTCCTATACCCTGGTTAGGGAGGAGAAATAATAATACTAGTTCATTTAATAAAGGATAATTTTTATTTTGGGGGTAAAGAGGTTTTGCAAATAAAATATTAGTAGTAGCTCCTTTTTCAATATTTTCAAATAAAATCAAACCCATACCGTCCCATCCTCCATATTGAGAAAATAAAGGATGATTTTCATCTAAGATAATGTCCTTAACTCTACCTATTTTAGAATTAATACTGGTAGACATGTCCTTCAGTGGGGGAGGAGAAGGAAGATTATTAAAAGAAAAATTATTTTTCAGAATCATTTGATGGAGGAAGAGATTTTTTAGGACTAGTAAATTCTTCTAAACTTTTAAATAGTTGAGCTTTTTCATCATCACTTAAAAGTTCATTAGGAGAATCATCCCCATTACTATTATTCATAGCTTTTTGAACTATATTAGCCATTTTAATAAGCTGATCATCATTTTTAATAGATAATTCCATGTATTCTTTAATTAAAGGAACTATCAATGTAGCGTCTCCTATATCAGTTATAAGAGGTTTAAGTTCATGGATTAAAGCTGATATTTGATCTTCTTTTTTCTTTTGATTTTTATATATTTCTTTAAGAATATCTGAGAAGGACTTTTTATCAAATATGATTTTATCTAAAGAGCTCATGATATATTTTGTTTATAAATATACCTACTATGTATTTTTAAATTTATTAACACCTGTCTCTAAATAATAAGTATAGTTTTCTTGAAAAATTTTCTTCATATTTTCAGCAATTTTAGTTATTTTGGGAGTTTTTACTTCTATCCCATGATACTGAGCTAAGATTTCTCTTACATCACTGTATAAAGCTTTTTTATGGAAAATTTCTATACTGTCTATTTTCTTAAATAGTTCTAAAAGAGCATCTGCTATTTTAGCATCTTGTTTTTTAGGAAAATACTCATATATGTTTTGAGTAACATTATTTATAAAAGAATTTATAAAGTCATAAAACTCTTCTTTAGGAGAAGAATCTATCTCATAACTATGATCAGTAGATGAATAAAGATCTTCTATAGGGGAGTTATTAATTTTTTTATTATATATGTCTTGGGTGTATTTGATTAAATATCTTTTAGTTATAGTACCAAAATAAGAGTAGGCTTTAGGAGGGGTGAGTTTGGATAATTTTATATAACAATCACTTCTAGATTCTTCATCTACAGATGATAAATCTAAATTATTTAGATATTGATTTATTTGTTCTTGAGTGACTTTATCTGAGCGGTTTACAAATTTGAGAAAGTCTTCTTTTTCCCATTTTCCTTTAAATTCTTTAACTAGTATTTTATAAAACCTGTCATCTAAACTTTTTCCATGATGATACAAATGAATTTTGTCTAATAGAAAAACAATAATTCTATGTTGGAGATGTTCTAGATCCTCTACATCTGTATGGTAAAAATTAAAGGTATGAATGATATTTTGAGTAAGTTTAAAAAAAGGATAATGTATATGTTGAGAATAAATCTTACTTTTTTGATGAGGACTTTCTGTCTTATTATATAATAATATAGCTTCTTCAGTTTCTGCTGAAAAATAGTTATTTGAGGTTTTTTTAGGAGACATTTATTTTAATTGTTTTAAGTTAAATTCATTTAGTATGTCTTGTATTTGTTTTATGTTCTCAAAAAAATAACCAACTTCATCATCTGATGAGAAATGTCCTTTATAGTCAATTTCTTTAAGTTTTTTATCTGAGATTTCTATTACCCTAGAAATTTTATCAAGATATTCTAAATAACCTACAACAATGTCTTCTACTTTTTCTTGTTTTTTTGTTAGGTTATAAACAATATAGGTTAGTATTACTACTAATACGGAGAGGACTACAACTGCTACTAACATATTAATCTAATTTATCGAAAAAATTTTGAAATTTAGAGTTTCCTACAGATTTAAGAGCTTTATCTTTTGTAGATAATTCTTTTTTCTTATTGGAAGTGTTGTTTAAGGTAAAACTATTTTTTTTATTCTCCACAGATTTTTTGCCTTTTTCAAACTCCCATTTTTCATCAACACAGTATTCTCTTTCAAACTCTATTCGAGCAGCCATTAAATCAGCCTGGTGGAGAATATAGGGGAGAGAAGTTCTTGGTTTTTGTTCGGGCATGAAATTTAAAAGATATTTTTTATTAGCTTCATCATACAAACCATCATGGGTTTGAATAGCTACCATTTCGTTAAATGTGTATGGAATACCATGAGACTGAAGTAAAAATAATCCTCTATCAGGAACTGAAGCGAAAGCTACTTGATTGTTAAACATATAATCTTCACCTAATTTGTCTTTACGCCATTGATCAGTCTGAGGAATATATGATTCATTTTCTTCATCTCCCATCTTGCCTAAATCATGATTTAAAGCTGAGAAAACTAATTCTTCAGTTGTAAATGTAGACATATTTGCACCTTCAGATTGCCATAATTCAGCTTGTCTAAGCGAACATCGAATAACCCTTAATACATGTTCTACATAGCCTCCTGGAAAAGCATTATGATATTCTCTTTTATGAGCTGCAGGCATTAACATTAAACGCTCAGAGTACTGAGTGTAAAATTCTAATAGTTTTTCTTTACGTGGTTCTGAGATGTATTCATTGATATATCCCATTAATTCGGTCCAATTTTCTTGGATTTGTTCTGCTGTTAACTTCATAAAACTTTTATTGTTAATTATAGGGGGAATATATGAAAGAAATCTAAGAAAGACAAGTTTTTCTTATAAACTTTCTACTTTAAAAAAATAAATTTTAACTTATACTAAATGAAAACATACCTGTTCCTCTTATAGTATAAGTTGAACCTACTACAGCATTGTCTGGAGTAAAATTAAACGATGATGATCCTGGAGGGACTACAATACCTACTTGATAAGGAGAACTTACTATTCCTGAAACTGAGGATGATGTGAATGTTCCATTAAAGTTTTTAGGAGATGCTCCATCATATATAGATGATGTAGTAATTGTTTCTAATACAAAATAAGCTGAACCGCTTGGATTTATAAAATCAAATGTTGTTTCTCCTGAAATGTCTGATCCTGTTTTGGGTAAGTCCAAATATGTATCCATTTTTTATGATAAATATTGGCTTATTGAATAATGTTAGTAGAAAAGTTAAAAGACACGTTTAACTAGGAATGTTTTTTAAAACTTATTTATGTCTTTATTTTTTCATATATCATTTATTCCTTATTATTAGTATTTTATTCTTTTTATTCTTTATAAAATAATGATTAAAGATATTAAGGTTTTTCTATAAAGCCAAGCTTTTTCAGACAAATATCAGAGATTTTTTTCAAAATATGACATTTTTCGTATTCTTCATAAAACTCAAACATTTTAATACACAGGCTAAGTCTTTCTAAGAATCTTTTAGAAGAAACACTTTCTATTTCTAAAATCCAGGACTTAGAAAAATCACAGTTTGAAATGTAAGAAAAAGCACTATTTATGTAAAGATACATTCCAGCCTGCCTAATTTTATCAGCCTCACCCCCCTCAATAAATCCGTATATATCTTTCATAAAAACATCATAGTAGTTTAAGTATTTTTCAAAAGACTTAATCTTATAGTAAGGAGACGACTTTAACCGTTCTATTTCAGTCTTTATCTCGTCTTCATGATGAGAGTCAAAATTTCCAAACTTATCCCAAATTTTATTAAGATCCATAAGACTTGTTTTTATAATAAATATAAAGCATTTAGTTCTTAGTTTCTTTAAAAGAAAATACAACTTTTAACAAAAAATTTAAGATATGATAAAACATGTGTTTGTTTAACTACTTATTAAAATTAAGTTTTTATGAGTTTATTTTACGTATCTTTTACCCAAGAAATCAACAGCTTCAATAATAGTGTCTAGATTTTCTTGAAAAAATTCTCTATCATACGAAACCCTACTTGACGCAAAGTACTTGTGGAGTTCTTGCTCTAGTCTTTCAGCATTAAAACAATGATACGCGTATTCAATTTCAAATGGCAAAGGCACAGACGTAGACTTAGACAGTTGGGTTTTTCTGATTTCTGGACTGTGTTTTGAATAGCCGATTTTAAACATGCCCGGCATTGCAGGGTTAGACATTATATACAACCAAGAGTCAAAGTCTCCTTCTCGGTTTGCGTATTTGTCGATTTTTCTGGATGTGTAGTAGGTTACGATTTCCCATTGAGGATCTGTTGGATCAGGGGTTAAAGTGAAAAATTCTGCTTGTTTAAAAAGATAATCGTCATCGCATTTGATGTAGTTTTTAGCCTCGGTTTGTTTGATGCGTTTCATGACCTTGGTTTTTTAAATTAAGAGTTTTCTTGATTTCTTGAATCGATTTCTTCTTCGAGAATTGTGTAAAAAGTATGTGAAAATAATTTTACAAGTCGGGTTTTAGACAGTTTTCTAATTAAGATAACAAATATCCCGATAATACTTAGAGAAATCAAGTTAAAAGTAAAAATACCACATGCCATCAAAATGGCTTCGGTGATGATAGATAAAACTAGTATTACAATCGAAGTGTTGATTGCCAAAAGTTCTCGCTGGAGTTGTTTTTTCGTGTCTTTAAACATAACCTTTATTTTTAATTAATTATTACAATATATAATATAAGTAAGTTTTTTGAGATATCCAAATATATTTTGTCGATAATGAAAAGTTTTTTAAAAAAGAAATTTTGAGATTTTGGGTTTTTGTAGGAAACTGGCAAAATGGGATTTTAATGTTAGGGTATATAGGGATATATGAGTCGATGGGGGAGAGATATTGGCGAGCTGAAAACACATATAACTTTCCCCACACTATATACCACCGTCGATTGACAGTAACGCGCGCGGGGCCTATACGCTACTACACCGTATGCTATATGGTATACGTACGGCGTACGAAAGATAATGAGGTGTATCTTCGCAGTAGACCTTTATAACGAGTCAAAGAACTTTGTAGAATTAAATGCTGTATTTTTCCCTCCATTCTTTAAGCATAACATTGAGTGTCTTTTCAATGTTACTAGCCACTTCATACAATTCACTGTTTTTAGGTTCGCCGTGACAAACATCCATCTGTGAACGCTGATATTCAAATAGTATTTTTTTAGTAGAGGAGGTTTCGATATTAAAAGCAATTGGATACCTAAATGACATTCTACCTCCTTCTCCATCATCTACCAGTTCAGTGCCTAGCAGGTTTAGGAATTGAGCTAAATCACGAGTTACTGCCTTACGTCTTTCAGTTTTGGTCATTGTGTTTTTCATGTGCTTCATTTTTATTATACTTAAATATACGAACATAAAAGCGGGAAACCATGTCCCCGCTTCTTTATTAACTATCTAATTTTATTATGCTATAACTGTGTCCTGTGTTTCGGTTTTCTTAGCAGGCCGTCCACGCTTAACAGTTCCACCATTTGCCTTAGCTTTGGCCTCAAGCTCAGCTAA